TGACGAAGTGACGATGAGGAAGGCGAAACCCCGCTGTATGGTAGTTTTGCCATGGGCGTTCCGAGCGGAGTTCGTTGCTCGAGAAGCGGAGACCAGGAAGGACGGGACCATCCAGATGTTCCCGCTGCCTAATCCAGAGTTCGTTCTGTGAGCATCGCCGTTCTCTGTCCCACTAGAGACAGACCATCACATCTGGCCAAACTGGTCAACTCCGTCATGAAGACTTCAACCAATGCGAGAGTCTATGCATACATAGACGAGGATCAGAAAGATCTGTACGCCCCAACGATAAAGTCCATGGACCCCGCCAGCAGGCTAACAGTTTTTCATGGCAATCGAGTAGGCCCAGCGGCAAGCGCTAACGGGCTTCTCAAGCATGTAGATGCCGAAATCTACGGGCTCATTACAGATGATTCGGTAGTGCTAACGAGTGGCTGGGACAGATGGCTGGAAGCTGCCATCGACTCGTTTCCCGGGCGGATTGGAGTTGCTTCACCGGCCCACAACCACGGCCCGCATGTTGACATGCCGTTTGTATCCCGGGAATGGATAAATCGTCTCGGGTGGTTTGCCCAGCCCGGCGTACGGCAATACTGCTGGCCCAGCCTGCTCTATGTGCTGGCTCTGGAAATAGGCCCTAATCGGGTCCGGCGGGCGTCACCAAAGGAGTTTTTCATTCAGCACGACGAACTGTCGACCAACGCCAACGGGATCAAAGACGACGCCATAGAGTTCTACGCATTTCTCATTTCTCGCCTACATCGCTGTGTTGACTTGCTCACTGACCGCGCGGTGGGAGGCGTGGCCCACGGATACCACAAGGCCTTTCCGCCCAACGGCGATTTGGGAGAATGGATCGCTGGCCATTTTGATCCCGGCTACTCTGGATACGCGATAGACGTAGGAGCATCAGATGGGATAAGCGTCAATACTACCTACTCACTGGAGAAGTATAGACAATGGAGCGTGTTGTGCGTGGAGCCCAACCCACAGTTCAGGGCCAGCCTGGGATCCAACAGGAAACTGGTCGCATACTGCGCGTGTGGAGCCGAGCAGGTATCAGTTGCCCCATTTTATGTCCATATGGACTGCGCTGAGGCATACTCGTCTCTGCGGCCCACAAAAGATCACCCGCGGTGGAAACCGCAACCGGATGCCCGATGGGAAACGATTGACGTTGAAGTTAGGACAGTAGACAGCCTTATGGAAGAGCATGGTTTCCCGCGCCTTGACGCCTTGTGCGTGGACACCGAAGGGACCGAGATGGATGTTTTGCGCGGGGTCGACATTCTGAAGTGGAGGCCAAAAGTTCTGGTGGTTGAATCTTGGGACGAGGGTGGTGTGGTAGAGCCATATCTATCTCAGTTTGGGTATAGAAGGGTGTGGAGGCAGGTGGTCAACGATTGCTACGTGAGGGAACAATGAGCGATGTGGTCTTCAGCTTTCCAGGCAAGATTGGCGATGCCATCCTTCAGTTCCCAGTTGCCTACCAGTGGCACAAGCAGACTGGAAAGACGTTCTCTTGCTGGCTAGACGAAACGAGTCTCAAGCCCCTTGAAAGACTGTTCTCTATCCAGCCATGCGTGGGCGGGGTTGAGTTCAAGGCCGGGATTGAGCACTACATGTGCGGCGGTCAGCCGTGGCACTTCAACCTCCAGACCGCCGATTACGCCGGGAAGACCGTCTATCACCTGGGGTTCAGGGGATTCCCGCAGAGACAGATCACGCTCGAGACCGCCGAGAACGCGAAGCTGCCGGTGAAGATCGACATGAAGGCGCTTGCCACGGAGCCTTGCTTTGTTCTGCCTGCCGAGTCGCCGCCGCCGCTGCGCTTAGTACTTCACGGCCAGCCGATCTGCCCACACACGAGGTGCACGCCCGGTTTCTGGAAGTTCCTCTCTTCGATTGCCCCGGAGGTCGAGCACCTGTTTGATGAGGTCCTATTCGTGGGCAAAGAGCGGGATTGCGAGGTTGGGGTACGCACGTACCCAGAATGGGGTCGGTTTGACGACGGTGGAGACTTGGCGAATGTAGCGCAGTTGATTGCTAACTCCACGTGCGTAATAGGGTGCGGATCCAGCATGGCGGCGCTTGCCAGCGTTCTGAAGGTGCCGACGATCAGGGTTCATGACCCGATTGGCAACGCGTCGAAGACTGTCTGGAGTGGCCTCGGAGACAACCAACTGAACGACACGGAGGTAGAACTGCGGCGCTCCTGGCCTGAGTTCAGAGAGCGGTGGCTTAAGCCCGTTGTCGCCCCGGCAGAGGAGAGTCTGGCATGAGCGACTCCATCGGCTCTCTTATCGACAAGTTGATCACGAACAATACAAAATTGTGGTTCGTCCAGGGTAAGGTTCACCAGGCCGCTCAGTCCGGACAGGGCCTGGACGCGGACACGGTAGCGAAGCTCCACGCGCTAAACCTGCAGCGGAACGCCTTGATTGCCGAGATTGACGAAGCCATAGCCAAGGCCTTATCGTCTGGCGAGGTTGTTGCAGAGCCCAGGATCAAGTTAACGGACTAGGAGAGGAGGTCAGGGATGGCCCGACAGAGCCCAAGCCTCCACAGGGGCGGCTAGGTGGCAAGCCCCTATCCCGCCATGCCCGGCGCTCGTCCGGCGAACCCCACTCGCGAGCGCATCTCCGAGGAGCGGGTCATAGAGCTGGTCGACTCGCGCCGCAAGGATTCCCTCGACTACAACCGCAGCGTCTTCGGCCGGCTACAAGGCTACTACGACGCCTACCGCGGCCACTGGCTTGGGAAGACCGCCCAGTTCCGCAACAACATTACCATGCCTTTCATCTTCGCGATGATCCAGTCGGATGTCGCGCGCAAGGTGCAGACGTCCTTCGGCACCTGGCCGATTGTTCAGTTCGAGGGCTACGCGCCCGAGGATTCGGCCCGCGCCAAGCGGAACGAGGTCTTGATCTCGGCGCAGATGAAGGACGCCGACTCCGTCATGAAGGCGGTGGACTTCTGCCTTCAGGCCGACATCTGCGGTACTGGAGTGGCGCGCTGGGGTTGGAAGAACATCACGCGGCGCAACCGCTACCGCAAGCTCGAACAGGTCGGCCCTGGGCTTAGGGTACCCGTGATGTACGAGGACAACGCCGAGATCTTCAACGGCCCCGACTGGGACGTTGTCGATCGGTTGGACTTCTGGCAGCAGCCTGGGCGCAAGCGCATTCCCGATATGGACTGGGTCATCCATCGCTACTGGCTCGACTGGGACAACATGATGGATGACGCCAACAGCGAGTATCCGTATTTCGACAAGTCGGCAGTCGTTCGTCTCCAGAACTTCCCCCTCGGCTCCTCGGCGCACGACGAGTGGACCCAGCGCCGGGTCTCCTTCCGCAACGAGTACGACTACGCCGCACGGATCAAGGAGCGCTTCGCCAAGCCGGTCGAGATCTGGGAGATGCACGGACTAGTGCCCTCTGAGTTCGCGATTGGCGGGATGCGCCACTTGTGCGTGGCGATCGGCAACGAGCGCGTAGTGCTCAAGTACCGCGAGGGGCCGATGCCGAACCAGACCAAGCCGTTCGGCGCCTACTCGCCGATGTCCGACCCCTACAGCTTCGATGGACCAGGCAAGGCCGAGATCGCCTTCGGCCCGCAGCGCACGGCCGACCGGCTAAACAACCAGCGGCTGGACGCTATTGACCACATCATTGACCCGCAGTACGTGGTCGCCAACAGCGCCAACCTCAACACGCAGAACCTCTTCTCGCGAGCCGGCAGGATCATCCTGGTTGATGGAGACGCGAGCGAGAACACGTTCCGAGCGATCTCCCCGGACATGCGCGGGCTCCAGATCGGCTCCGACGAGATCGGCCGCCTCTTCCAGATGATGCAGCTGGGCACGGGCGAGACCGAGGCGATTCTTGGGCTTGCCGGGCAAAGCAGAGAGACGGCGAGGGGCTTCCTAGGAAGGCAAGAGAACGCGTTGACACGGCTCTCCCTGGAGTCTCGGCTCCTAGAAGAGGGTTTCGTGGAGCCCCTCGCCAACGCATTCCGGCTGATGGACAAGCTCCTTCTGCCGCTTCCGCACGAACTCAAGATCCTAGGGAGCCTCGCGACAACGAATCCGGTGACTGGCCTGCCCTATCTGCCCGAGAACATTCAGGTTGACTATGACGACCTGGCGGCAGATTATAGGGCGAGAGCGGTCGGAGCCTCCCAGATGATGGGGCGCGGTGTCAGGCAGCAGAATCTTCTTGGTCTGCTCCAGATGATGTCGACCAACCCGACGCTCATGCAAATCGTCAACTGGGCGAACTTCGCCCGACAGGCCTTTGAACTCTTCGACTTCAAGAACGTGAACGAACTACTTGTGCAGCAAGTACCCGCGGTGAATCAACTGGCAGCGGAGGCCGGAACAAGCCCAGAGCAGGTTGCCAATACCGTGAGCCAGCCGCTCGACCGGTTGTCGCCGCAGGTGCTCTCACAGCTGTTCAACGCTCAGGCGGCCTAGTGGCGCTGAACGACGAACAGATACAGAAGATCAGGCTGCTGCTCTCGAGCAGCGGCTGGAACGACGTCATGCGCCCAGTGATCGCAAGGCGCGCACAGGACGCAGTCAAGGCCCTGGTTCTTACCCCGGCCGAACGCACGGGGGAATATCAGAGCCAAGAGGACGCCGAGATCCGCGCCGGCATCCGGGCATACGAATGGATGCTCTCGTGCTGGCCAAACGAGGTCGCGGTGTTCGATTTGAACCGGCGCCAGGAAGAACTCCAGCGCCAGGACAACGGGGCGAACCCCCAGTAGGCAGCGAACCTGCCAAGGAAGGACAGGATGGACGAGCAAGGAAAGGCTCAGGCAGAGCAGCCGGAACTCAACGCCGATCTCGCGGGCTACCCCGATACTGCCTCCCTCGTGAAGGGCTACAGGGAGTCGGGCAGCGAAGCAAAGAAGCAGCGCGAGCGAGCGGAACAGGCGGAGGCGCTGGTCCAGCAACTGCTGACCGCGCAAGAGGCGAACCCTCGTCCCTCCGTCAAGCAGAGAGGCCGTCCTCAGGACAGGCTCTCGGAGTTCGGCATCCCGGTCGACGCGCTGGGTGAGTTCTTGGACGAGCGGCTTCAGGAGGCCTTCGAGCCCATCGCCAAGGGGATCACCGCAAGGACTACGCTTCAGGCCGAGTATCCAGACTACGCCAAGTTCGAGGCGGACGTCGCTCAGTTCGTTCAGTCCGACAAGGCCCTCAACGAAACCTACAACCGTCTCTTCAAGGCGGATCCGGTCGGTGCTTTCGAGTACGCTTTCCTCAAGTTTGGGGAATCGCGTAGGCGCGGCTCCAGATCGGGGATGCCGCAAGAGGAAGCCGCACACGCGGCGATCCCCTCCGGAAGAAATGGTGAAGCGAGGCGCGTCGACTTTGGGGCTGGCGCCGACACCCAGAAAGCATGGGAGCGCTACCAGAGGACGGGCAACAAGCAAGACATGAACGCCTACGTCAAGGCGCGTCTCCGGACCGTAGTTACGGACGACTTCCTGAACCAGTAAGGAAGCGTGCAGGAGGCATAAGGACATGCCAGGTGCAGAAGCTCAACCTACCGGCCTACTGTCAACTTTCGACGTAGGCTTTTGGCCGAGCGCAACGGCGCCGACCCACGAGGACCTGGTCGACATTGTGACCATCCTCGACAGCTACCAGACGCCGCTGTTCAGTTCGTCCCCCAAGGTCCGCGCGACCGACGTGGTCCATTCGTGGACAGTCGACACGCTGACTGCGACCTCAACGGCGGGCACCGAGACGGGCATCGACTTCTCGGGCGACACGCTGACCACCCCGACCAGGCTCGTCAACGGAACCCAGATCTTCCAGCGCCACGTGGTTGTGTCCGACCGCGAGCGCGCCTCGAGGGTCGCCGGGATCCGCGACATGTACGAGCACCAGGTCATGAAGGAGTTCAAGGTCCTCGCGCGCAACTGCGAGGCTCGGCTCTTCACGACTGGGTCGACCGCGTCGGCGACGGGTGCGGAGGCGACCGCTCCGGTGATGGCTGGCCTCAGAGGCTTCGGGCTCTCTAGCTCGGGATCCTCGTCGGGCAGCGTCACCACGGCGGACATCGTCACCCTCTCGGAGACGCTGTTCAACAACGGCGCCGAGCCGGACTCGCTCTGGTTCGCGCCGGCCTCGAAGCGGCAGTTCGTGAACGCCACCGTGTCTTCGGGTTCGGGCAACGTGCGGAACATCGCGGCGACCGACCAGAAACTGGTGGCGAACGTGGACGTCTTCGAGACGCCCTTCAACCAGCTCTACGCGGTCATCGTGGATCGTTTCATCCCGATGAGCACCACGTCAGGGCTGAACGGCTGGCTCGTGGGAGACCGGTCGATGGCGAAGGTAGCCTTCTTCCGTCCCCCGCAGCACAAGGCGATGGGCAAGAACGGAGACCACACGAGGGGCATCGTGCTCATGGAGTTGACTCTTCAGCTGGACCACCCGTCCAGTTGGGGTGTCTTCACCGGGATCACCGGCTAACGGCCCGACAGGGACGTCGGCCTGGGCGGCAACCCCGCGGGGCTTGCGAGCCTCGCGGGACCCGTCCCAGAAACGGAGGAACGAGATGGCGCTCGGCGATCAGTCCAAGGCGCTGAGGATCGTGAGCATCAACAAGGGCTGGGACCCGAACGTGATTCCTGCCCGCAAAGATCCTAACGGGCACGAGTGGCCCGAGGAGAACATCGGGGCGTTCAACAAGGCTCCGGATCCTTGGAAGTTGGGTGCCCAGACGGTTGGTCAGTTGCCTGAGGGGATTCGGGATTCGTACCAGACCGAGGCTCCGGATGTCTCCGACTCGGCGGGCTTCAACCACCCGGACGCGAACCGTGAGACGAAGGACCGCTCAACCAGCGGTGCGGATCCGTTCGCTGGCATGGGGAGCATGTGAACTTCCTGAGCGGTAGACGTCTGGCTGACGCGCTGTTCGATCCCAAACTCCTGATGGCCGTTGCTCCGGAGTACTACGGACCCAGATTCCAGGCCATCAAGGAACTGAGGGGCCAGGACGACGGGACGTTGCATCAGGGCCAGGGTTTTCGTCGGGTGGCGAGCTTGGTGAACGTGCCGCTCACGAACGCGTACTCGACGGTTCTGGATCCTGAGTGGATGAAGGACAAGAGCAAGTTCTACGCGTGGCTCGACAGAAACCCGGAGTACTGCACCTACGACCGCCGCAGGAACGCGCGCCCCCTGCCCAACCAGGTGACGTTCTTCGACGGCAAGGAGATCTGATGAACGTCTTCAAGGACTCGACTCGCCCGCCGAGCCAGGGGCCTGGGGTGGTCTACAAGTGCCCCGAGCCTCCGCTTCCTCACAACCCCATCGAGGACAACCACGTGGTTGACCCCGCGGCCAAGGTCTCCTTCGGCCCTGAGCATCGGCCCAAGAACATCTGGCGCGGCACGGAGGACTAGTGGCCCACCAGGAGGGGTACGCCAAGCGCACAGTGAGACGCAGGGCCATTGGCGGCGTCATGCGCGAGGCCAACATCGACACGACGGGCATGGACCCGGAGATGATCGCGACCCTGGCTCCCGAGGCGGCGCGCCGCGTGGGCGCCGCTGGTATCCAGCTTCAGACCAAGAACCCCTTCTCCGCGATCCTGAGCCTCTTCAAGCGCAAGAAGAAGACGCCCTGATGCAGGTCTACGGTGAGCCCGACGACAAGCCCATTGTCGTCTACACAATCGTGCCGCAGATCCACTCGGCGTCGTTCTACTACCGCTTGCAGGTGCCGATCCTAACGGCGGTGGACCTCGGCCTGCCGATACGGGCGTGTATTGACACGATGGACGCGGCGACCAAGCAGGAAGACCGGGTGCGCGCCTTCTGCGAATCGGATGTCACGATCCTCTATCAGCCGATCAGCGACGAGGCAGTAGCGAACGTCAGGGCGATGCAGTCGTTCATCCCGTCCAAGCGCGACGAGGTCTGGAAGTGGCCGCCGAGCATCGTCATTGAGACCGACGACAATCTCTTCAACGTCTCGCCCCTGAACCAGGCCTACAGGGGACTAGGCACGCGCGACCTCGAGGGCAACGAAGTACCTATCGGGCACGAGATTGGGATCGTCTCCAACGGCGATAAGAAGATCCTGTGGCGGGATGGCCACAAGGGATTCAACATCGGCAAGAACCGCCACACGCTCAGCACCTACCGCAACCTGCTGAGCATGGCTGATGCGGTGTGCTGCTCGACCCAGCCGGTCGCTGATGCCGTGCTCAAGGAGACGACGCCGCGCAGGATCCAGGTCTTCCCGAACATGGTGCGGCTCGACCACTATGAACAGGTCGATCTGGCGGACGACCCCTACACTATCAAGATCCTCTGGCAGGGCGGTATCGCCCACTACGAGGACTGGTTCCCGCTCAGGCAGGCCTTGGGGAACATCACGAAGCAGTACCCTGAGGTTCACTGGATCATCTGGGGCGCCCAGTTCCCATGGGTACAGGAGACCATCCCGCCGCACCGCTTCACATTCAAGTCCTGGTGCGACTACCGGGAGTACAAGCTGCGGCTGGCCATGATTGGCCACGACATCAGCCTGGCGCCGCTTTCGAGCCACGTCTTCAACGATTGCAGGAGTGCCATCAAGTTCTACGAAGCGTCGGTCCTGAAGAAGCCGGCGGCAACCCTGGCGCAGAACACGGCAGCCTACAAGCGAGAGATCATCGACGGGGAAACAGCACTCCTGTTCAACGACCCCAAGGACTTCGAGGAGAAGCTGTCGCTGCTGATCGAGGACACGAAGGAGCGCAAGCGCTTGGCCGCGAACGCCAAGGATTGGGTCTCAGAGAACCGGGACGCGCGCAAGATGGTTCCCGAGATCGTTGCCTTCTGGCAGTCGCTGAGAGAAGATAGGAAGCGTGAGCAGCCGCACGTCTCGGATGAGCACTGGAAAGAGATAGAGGAACAGGCGGCTAGGGAGGCCGCGGAGCAGGAGGGCACGGATGCCACTCTTCAACCCGTCGACGCGTGAAAAGCGTTGCTGTCTGTGCGGGGATCTGAAGCCCCTCGAGGCGTTTTACAGGCACAGATCACGCAAGGACGGAAGGGCTAACGCCTGCTCAGTGTGCTCCACGGCGCTCGTCTACCAGTGGCGAGCCAGAAATCGGGCACTGGTATACCTCCAGAGACAACGGTACAGGCGCAATTCCCCAAAGTACCGATCTCAGAACATAGCCCAAAATTTCTCCGAACGAGCCAGGGCGGCCGGAGCGGTCAGTGAAGTGCGCCCGAAAGACATCAGGTTGCTGATCGAATCTGCCAAGGGCACGTGTTTTTACTGCGGTGCTGTCGGAGAGCTTGAGATCGACCACATGGTGCCGACGATCAGGGGTGGAGACAACGTGGTGTCGAATCTGTGCGCCTGCTGCGTGAAGTGCAACAGGTCGAAGGGCTGTCTAACGGCTGCTGAGTTTGTAAACGGCGGCGTCAGGAGATACCGTGCCCTTGTTTACGGCCAGCACGCTTCCGTGGGTTAGCGCGGTCCAGCAGATCGCCGATTCGGCCGGTGCTTCGGCCGACTCGGAGATGACGACTCGAGCGCACAACTCCCTCCGCGCAGCGTTCCAGTGGGTTCAAGGAAAGGCCGGAGGCCAGGGCTGGAACTTCCTCCGCGCCGAATCGACCCCGCTCGCCGTCGTGGCGCCCTTCGGTGTTACGGGCGTCAGCGCCTCCGCAGGCCAGACCTCCGCGGCCGCTCCGGCCGGACATGGGTTCGTAGTCGATGATCTCCTGTCCGGTGATGGTTTCGTGCGCGGCACCCGCATCACCGCCACGGCCGCAAGCGGGTTCGGTTTCACGGCGGCGCTGACCGGCCTTGCCGCTGGCGTCAACGTCATCACCGCCACGGGAACTAGGGATCTCTACGACCTGCCTTCGGACTGGAAGGCCGGCTACACGGTCAGGCTCCTGGGAGCGCAGCGCACGCTCTTCTACGCCGGGCGCAGAGCCTACGACCGGGTGATCTCCGACGAACTGGCGACCGACAGCGTCTACCGCTACGACTACTTCCATGTAGGCGGCAAGGGCAAGATCAGGCTCCTGAGTCCGCCGGCCTCCTCAGACACGCTTCTCCAGCGCTACTACCGGCGCTTCACGCTGGCATCGGCGTCCGGAGCGACCGGAGCCATCG